CTTTAAAATTTCCCCGGAGGGCATTTTTAGGGAGCCTTTTCAGCTGTTCCAGTGTTTACAAGGGTCTATAACTCATGATATTTGACAACGGTTTCTGTGGGATCGGCTCAAAGTTAGTTCTCCTTTCGTTGAGTAGCATTGTCATGATTTGTAGGTCCTTTTAAATACTGGAAAAGTATGTGAGAACTATCACAGAAATAATGAACAACTAAATGGAAGGAGGCATCAACTTTGAGGAAAGCAAAACAATCCGAGTCTTCTAGGATGATGCGTCCAGCATTAACGCCAGAAGCGAGAGAAAATCAGCTTGTTTCATTGGCGGTTGACTTGGCTGAAAAGCAGTTACGAGAGGGAACAGCTTCGTCACAGGTGATTACTCACTATTTGAAGCTCGGTTCGACGAAAGAAAGAATTGAAAAAGAGATTTTGGAAAAACAGAAGGAACTGATAGAGGCGAAGACACAGAATCTGAAATCTATTGAAAATTCTGAGAAGCTGTATGCGGATGCATTAAAAGCATTTCGTGGTTATAGCGGTCATGGAGATGAGGTGGATGATGCTTAGATGCTATTCAGAACTCTTGCGGATTCCAACCTTTAAGGAACGATACGAGTATCTTCGTTTGGATGGAGTAGTAGGCGAAGAGACTTTCGGATTTGATAGATACCTTAATCAGATATTTTACAATTCTCAAGAATGGAAGGACATTCGGAGAAAAATTATTATTCGTGATAATGGATGTGATCTTGGATTGGATGGTTACGAGATTCGTGGAAAGATTCTTATTCATCATATGAATCCAATAAGGCAGCAGGACATACTGTTGCGGACTGATTTGGTTCTGAATCCAGAGTATCTAATTGCAACAACTTTATCGACCCACAATGCTATACATTATGGAGATGAGAAACTACTTTTAACAGTTCCAAATGAACGACGAAAAAATGATACATGCCCATGGAGGCATTAGGAGGAAAATTATGGAAGGAAACAAGAAGCCACTTATGGGTGTTGTGGTAAATTGTATGAATTTAAACATTCGCAAAGACCCGACGCAGGCATCCAGATCATTAGGAATCATCGGCTCGGATACAGTTGTGAAGGTATGCGACGATGAGTCTGTTTCTGGTTTTTATAAAGTAAAGACTGGGGACGGTATCAGCGGGTATTGTATGAGTGAGTTTATAAAACTCTGTTAGATGGAGGTGCGATCATGAATATTACAGATAGTGTACTGACTTCAATCAAGAAATTACTCGGTATCGCAGAGGAGTATGAACATTTCGATGCAGATTTGATCATGCACATCAATTCTGTGTTCTCGATCCTTACACAGCTTGGTGTCGGTCCATCCAAAGGTTTCATGATCGAAGATAAGAGTGCAACATGGAAAGATTTCATTTCTGATGAGTCCAAATACATGCTTGTCAAATCTTATATGCATTTGAAGGTCAAACTTCTTTTCGATCCGCCGCTTAGTTCGGCAGTGCTGGAGTGTTATAAAACACAAATCAGCGAGTACGAATGGCGGTTAAATGTTGCTGCGGAAAACGATGATACCGATCCGGATGAGCCTGAGCATTATTCCGGATCATATGAAGTTACGCCAAAGGCGCATCAGACTCAGACTTTGGATACGTCTGGAAAAGTGCTTAGTGAAGACCTCGTGATTCATGAAGTTCCGTATTACCAGACATCTAATGCCAGTGGAGGTGTTACCAGTTACATCGCAAAGGAGGGAGATTCAAAATGAATAACACCTATTTAGCACACCATGGAATTCTTGGAATGAAATGGGGAGTTCGAAGATCAGAGGCACAGCTTGCCAGAGCCAGGGGACATTCTTCCAAATCTTCAGACGATAAAAATGAGGTATCAGCACGTAAGGTTGCTGTTAAGAATCGGCGAACAATGTCCGATGCCGATCTGAAGAAAAGGATTGAGAGACTTAAATTAGAACGCGAGTTTAAGAATCTTACAGAAGATGACATTGCGCCTGGTAGAAAGTATGTTTCAGAAATTCTTTCTGCATCTGGAAAAAAAGCATTGACTATGGCTGCGGCCGGAGCAATGACCTATGCTGTCAAGACCGCGATGACAAAAGAATCCAATCTTAAAGAGGCTGCACAGTACATTGCTGCAAACCCGAATAAGAAGAAGTAGGAGAAGAAAATAATGGCGTTATCGAACACCGCCGTCCCGAAATACTACGGCATGTTTCGTGATGCCGTGATTCGTGGCGAAATTCCGGTATGCCGAGAAATCGAGATGGAGATGAACCGAATCGATGATCTCATTGCGAATCCGGGAATTTATTACGACGATCAAGCAGTAGAGGGCTTTATCAGCTATTGCGAGAACGAGCTTACTTTAACCGATGGTTCGGATTTGAAATTACTCGACACATTTAAGGTTTGGGCCGAGCAGATTTTCGGATGGTACTATTTTGTTGAGAGAAGTGTATACGAACCATACGAGGATGGTCATGGCGGACATTACGTTACCAAGTCTATCCGAAAAAGGTTGGTTAATAAGCAATATCTCATAGTGGCCAGAGGTGCTGCAAAGTCAATGTATGGTTCATGCTTGCAGAATTTCTTTTTAAATGTTGATGTCACAACGACACATCAGATAACCACAGCTCCGACGATGAAGCAGGCGGAAGAGGTGTTATCCCCGATTCGAACCGCTATTACCAGATCAAGAGGACCTTTCTATAAGTTCCTCACAGAAGGATCGTTGCAGAACACGACCGGGTCGAAGGCGAATCGAATGAAATTGGCATCCACAAAGAAAGGAATTGAAAACTTTCTTACTGGATCGCTTCTCGAAATTCGTCCAATGAGAATCGATAAACTTCAGGGACTTCAGCTGAAAGTGGCAACGGTGGATGAGTGGCTTTCTGGCGACATTCGGGAAGATGTAATCGGAGCAATCGAACAGGGCGCATCGAAGGTCAACGACTACCTTATTGTTGCGATCAGTTCAGAGGGTACGGTCCGTAACGGTGCCGGCGATACAATCAAAATGGAATTGATGGACATTCTAAAAGGGGATTATGTCAATCCGCACGTATCGATTTGGTGGTATAAGCTGGATTCTATTGACGAAGTTGCCGATCCGGATAAATGGTTGAAAGCAAATCCAAATCTGGGAAAGACTGTTTCTTATGAAACCTATCAGCTGGACGTTGAGAGAGCAGAAAAGGCTCCGGCAGCTCGAAACGATATTTTGGCTAAGCGCTTCGGACTTCCTATGGAGGGATACACATATTACTTTACATATGAAGAAACTCTCCCACATCGCCATCGAGATTATTGGCAGATGCCGTGTTCTTTGGGAGCTGATCTATCACAAGGGGACGATTTCTGTGCATTCACATTTTTATTCCCATTGTCGAACGGATCGTTCGGCGTCAAAACTAGAAACTACATTTCCTCATCGACTCTGATGAAACTCCCAGCAGCAATGAGAATTAAATACGATCAGTTTATGAAAGAGGGAAGTCTTATTGTGTTGGAAGGGACGGTTCTTGACATGATGGAAGTATATGAGGATTTGGATAACCACATTATTGAATGCGGTTACGATGTACGATGCTTTGGCTATGACCCATACAATGCAAAAGAATTTGTTGAACGTTGGGCGAGTGAAAATGGACCATTCGGAATAGAAAAAGTTATCCAGGGTGCAAAGACAGAATCCGTTCCACTTGGCGAATTGAAGAAACTTTCAGAAGAGCGAATGCTCCTGTTTGATGAGGATTTGATGACATTTGCTATGGGAAACTGTATTACTCTGGAAGATACTAACGGGAACCGTAAATTGCTGAAAAAGAGGTATGAACAAAAAATTGATGCCGTTGCAGCAATGATGGATGCGTATATCGCTTACAAGGCAAATCGGGAAGCATTTGAGTAGAAAGGAGAGTAATGGATAAATACTTAGCGCATCACGGTGTTCTTGGTATGAAATGGGGAGTGCGACGGTATGAGAATTATAATGGAACGCTTACTGCCGCTGGAAAGAAACGATACAGTTCGGACGTTGAGAGTGCGGTTCAGAAACAGAAAGCAGCAAAGAATACTGTTCAGAAAGTTTCTAAACGGTATGCCAAAACATACTCCGCAAAGGATGCCGCCGAACTTCAAAAAGCCAATGCTAAATTGAGTTGGGCAAATAGGCAAGTGAAAAATGAAAAAATTAAAGAGAAACTTAACTCGGAAACATCCAAAAGCAAACACCGACAGAAACTTGAAGATGAATATGTTAAGAAAGGGATGACTCAAGAGGAAGCTGCCATTGCCGCTTATAAGAGAGACAGAACCGAGAAGGCTGTAACCGCTGTGGCCGGTCTTACGATAGCAGCAGCTACAGCTTATGTTGCCTATAAACATTACGATAAAAATGTTGATAAGGTTATTAAAGCTGGAAAAGAATTACAAAATATTTCAAACAACAGCAACCGAGGTGTGTCCGATGCTTTTTACTTTAGTATGACAGGTATGGATAATGCTAAGTATAGAGGCTTGTATGGTGATACATTGTCCGCTAGAGGAAAAGTGTACGAGACTAAAATAGGAGTAAACAAAAGTATTAAGGTTGCTTCTGAAAAATCAGCGGTGAATGCTCTTTCTGAATTAGTTAAAGAGGATAAGAGCTATGCCAAAAACTTAGAAACACACTTATTAAATTCACAGAACCGGTATGGATTGAAAAAGCAGAACGACACCATTGCCAAAGGGCTCGACTCTCTCCAAAAGGGGAAGATAGATGACAAAGTTTATAAGGCTTTAAATCTCTCGTTAGTCGATCATAATTTGCCAACATCATCAGAAGTCAACAAGGGATTTTATGAAAAATTGAAGTCTAAAGGATATGGTGCTATACTGGATGTAAATGACAAAGAACTTAGCGGTTTTCGATCAAGCAAACCTATGATTGGTTTTGATGTTGGTTCTAATGTAAGTGTGAATCGAGTGAAAGAACTTGGCGAAAGTGAGATCAAGCGCAGCAAGAACATCGCTATGGCAGATCTTACAGTAAAAACATACGCACCTGCTGGTGCTGGGTATTTGGCATCTATGGGACTTGTACGTGCTGCTGGACAACAGAAGACGCAACGTGACGAGAGAAAAATTATTCAGGAATATCGAAAAGAGCATTCAGACTCCAAATTATCAGACACTCAAATCCTGAACAATTACTATAAATATTAGGAGGTGTAGAGCATGAAAAAGAAGACATACTGTATGCTTAGAAGAATTCCTTTTGGAAAATTAGTGTTGTTCGTTACTGGAAACACAGAAATAAAAATCTGTAGCCAGATGATGGCTGACGGATTATACGAGCCGATTCGGAAATATGCGAAATTACATCCGGACACGGTTATCACGGAGAAGTTAGCAAAAAAGATTCTTTCAAAAGGTTAAACGGTGTTTTAAGAGGCTGTGTTAGTGCGGCCTCTTTTTTGTGCCCATCTTTAGGAGGTGAGAATTCAAAATGGATTTATCATTAAGTTCCAGGTTTAAAAATGCCTGGAATGCTTTTCGGAATAGAGCCCCAACCATGATGTCTCAGGACATTGGTTCTGGTTATTCGTATCGTCCCGATCGTTTTCGACTTACCAGAGGAAACGAAAGATCGATAGTCACATCCGTATACAATAGAATCGCTTTAGACGTAGCCGCCATCAACATTCAGCATGTTCAGTTGGATGATGAGGGGCGGTTTTTAAATGTTATAAAAAGCGGTTTGAATGAATGCTTGTCGTTGGAGGCTAATCTTGATCAGACGGGTAGAGCATTTATTCAGGATATTGTTATGTCCATGATGGATGAGGGATGCGTTGCGATTGTTCCTGTGGATACCGACGACGATCCAGATGACACAAAAGGATATCAGATTCTTTCGATGCGAGTTGGTCGAATTCGTGACTGGTACCCTCGTCACGTCCGCGTTGAAGTATACAACGAAAATACTGGGCGAAAACAAGAAATCGTTGTTCCGAAAGATACAGTTGCTATCGTGGAAAATCCACTGTATGCGGTAATTAACGAACCAAATTCAACAATGCAGAGGCTTATTCGAAAATTGAATTTGCTAGATGCTGTCGATGAACAGAGTAGTTCCGGCAAGTTGGATTTAATCATTCAGCTCCCTTATGTAATTAAATCAGAGGCAAGGCGTCAGCAGGCAGAGAAGCGGCGTAAAGATATCGAGCAGCAGTTGTCCGGTTCTAAGTATGGCATTGCTTATACTGACGGAACAGAGCGAATCACACAGTTGAATCGTTCGTTGGAAAACAATCTAATGAAGCAGATTGAATACTTAACGAGTATGCTTTACAGCCAGTTAGGAATCACTCAGAGCATCTTAGATGGTACCGCAGACGAGAAGACTATGCTGAATTATTACAACCGGACAATCGAACCGATTATTTCCGCAATCGTTGATGAAATGAAGAGAAAATTCTTAACGAAGACTGCCAGATCCCAAAACAAGTCAATCATGTTCTTTAGAGATCCATTCAAGCTTGTGCCGGTAGCTGATCTTGCTGAAATTTCTGATAAGTTTACCAGAAATGAAATTGCTACATCAAACGAAATCAGACAGGTAATTGGTTGGAAGCCATCCGCTGATCCTAAGGCTGATGAATTGAGAAACAGCAATTTAAGTGAGCCTGGTGGTAGTTCCGTAACAGATGCTACGACGAGCGGTGAAGAAACAGAATCCAGCGATACCAGTGATTACGATGCTCTGGTTAATGAAGTTCTTGACAGCATTTCTGCACAAATCGATGACATCATCGGCAATTATACGTCTGGCGATGATAAGGAGGGAGATGATTCTTAATGGATGAACCTAAAGTTGCGGTTCTTAGACATTATGCATCGCCCTATTACGATCCTCAGAAAGCGCATGAATACTATATGCGTACCAGAGAGTTAAAAGGCCGTTCTACCACATCGCTGAATGATGAGGGAAAGAAGATTTGGTCTTATACAAAAAATAATATCAAATCTGAAAAGGCTGCAAAGGTCAAAGAAGAGCAGGAAAAGCGAGATCAGAAAATTACGGAACTTCGTGAAAAAGCAGAAGCAACGAAGGAACAGATATCTTCTCGTTTGAAAGAACTGAATGAGGCCTTAACCCAAAATGCTTCCGATAGGAAGAAAAGCATCGATACTGATAAAGATTCTGATTTGGAAGAAATTGAAAAGGAATCATCTAGCCAGAAGGAACGAATCGATAATAAAAAGGATGCCGAAATCGAGCGTTTGATGGCAATAGAAATTCCATCAGGATTATCCAAGGCTGAGCGATCTAAGCGTGTTGCTGAAAGAACCGCAAAGATTGCAAAGCTTAGAAACGATGCAAAATCAGATAAAGCAAAAATCAGTAGCGATGCCAAAACGGACAAGGCTAGTGTTCGAACAGATGCGACAAACAAGAAAGCGAAAGTATCGTCCGATACCAAGGAAGAAAAAGCTGAGAACCAGGCTAATGCTAAAAGTGAAAGAGCAAAAGTTAGCTCCGAGCTTAAAGCAGCGGTTAAGTCAGTTAGAGAAGCTTACAAAGCGGCTAAAGCTGATCTCGATTCGTCATATGAACAAACATATCAGGATGAATTTGACAAGATTCAGTCAGAGTACAAGAAGGTCAAGAAATCAAAGAAAAAGTCTTCCAGCTCATCAAAGAAGACATCGCATCCGTTATCGTACTATATCAGAAAATAGGAGGAAAATCAAAATGAAGTATGACTTTGGTGGCTGGGCCACTAGAAATGACCTTCCGTGTGCCGATGGAAGAGTCATTAAAAAAGACGCTTTCAAAGGGCAGAACGGGCAGACTGTCCCGTTAGTATGGATGCATAATCATGCTGATCCGGAGAACGTGCTTGGATTAGCTCATCTCGAAAATAGAGATGAAGGAGTTTATGCGTTCTGCGAATTTAACGATACAGAATCAGGAAAGACTGCACGGGAACTTGTAAAACATGGCGATGTACAGTCTCTTTCTATCTTTGCCAATCAGCTTAAACAGGCTGGTCACGACGTAGTTCATGGCATTATTAGAGAGGTAAGCCTGGTATTAGCCGGAGCCAATCCTGGAGCATTTATCGATGATGTGGTAATGCACGGGGATGGAGAAACAGGCATTATCCTTGGCTATGATGAAATGATTATGGGTCATCTGGAGCATTCCGATGACAAGGAGAAAAAAGAAGATCCGCCGAAATCAGAAGATGATAAAAATGGCGAAACAGTAGGGGACGTGTTAAAAACCCTCACCGATAAACAGTACACTGCTGTATGTGCTGTAGTAGGCCAGATCATCGAAGATGCAAAAAATGATGGCGATGAAACCAAAAAAGATGAATCTAAAGGAGGAGATGACAATATGAAACACAACGTTTTTGACACCGACAAGCGCGATGATAAGAACTTTCTGTCTCACGCAGATCAGGAGGAAATCCTTAAGCTGGCAAAGACCAGCCAGGTGGGAACATTCCAGACGGCGCTGGAGATCTATGCTAATGAGAATGCACTTCAGCATGACGCCCTTGCGAGCGGATTTGCTCAGACTGGAGATGGCAATGTAACACTTCTGTTCCCGGAATACAAGGATGTACGTCCTGGCGCACCGGAGCTGATTACTAACGACCAGGGTTGGATCACAACCGTAATGAACAAAGTTCATAAGAGCCCGATTTCCAGAATCAGAACCAGTCAGGTAGACATCCGTAACATCGATGCTCTCAAGGCTAAAGGTTATACTAAGGGAAAACAGAAGAAGCAGACAGGCAATTTCAAGCTGGTTCGCAGAACTACCGATCCTCAGACTGTGTACGTAAAGAGTGCGCTGCATAGAGATGATATCATCGACATCACCGATTTCGACTATGTAGCATACTTGTACAACATCGATCGTCTGATGCTCAACGAAGAGCTGGCAACTGCAATTATGCTGGGCGACGGCCGTGACGATGGTGATGAGGGTAAAATCTCACCGGATCACATCAGACCGATTTGGCTGGATGATGATCTGTACACCATTCACGTTGATCTCGATGTAGCAGCTGCTAAGAAAGAACTTCAGGGAACCAATACCGCGGCTAACTTTGGTGAGAACTACATCATCGCAGAGGCCATGATCAATACCGTTCTGTATGCAAGAGAGGATTATAAGGGCACCGGTACCCCGGATCTGTTCATTACTCCTCATATGCTGAATCAGATGCTCCTGGCAAGAGACATCAACGGAAGACGTATTTACTCTTCCAAGACCGAACTTGCCACTGCATTGAATGTTGGCAGTATCAATACTGCGGAGCAGTTTGAGGGTAAGACCAGAACCACTTCCGACAGCAAAAAGAAGAAGCTGGTTGCCATTATCGCAAATCTGGCTGATTACTCCCTCGGTGCAACCAAGGGTGGAGAGGTTACTCACTTCACTCAGTTCGATATCGACTTCAACCAGGAGAAATCCCTGCTTGAGACCAGATGCTCTGGTGCTCTTACTCGTGTATACTCTGCAATCGCAATCGAAGAGGATGTAACAACTGCTTCTTCCGGTTCCGAGGATCACACAGCCTAAAGTCTTAAAGGAGAAAATTCAAAATGAGTAAATTTTACGGAGCAATCGGCTATTCCGTAACAGAGGAAATTCGACCTGGTGTCTGGGGAGAGAAGATTACAGTTCGTGACTACTACGGAGACGTTATTCGGAATACTCGACAGTATCAGAGTTCGGATAACCTCAACGACAATCTCAATGTGTCGAATGAGTTCAGCATCGTAGCCGATCCGTTTGCTTATGCGAATTTTCATTCGATGAGATTTATCGAGTATATGGGGGGTAAATGGAAAATTTCAAATGTTGAAGTTCAGTATCCCCGTTTAATATTGACCGTTGGAGGTGTTTACAATGAGCAGACGACTGAAACTGCATAATGCTTTATGCGACATCCTCTCGTGTCCAAACAAAGGACCAGAGTGTCGTGCTTATTTTCAACCACCGCCATCGGTAAAAATGAAATACCCCGCCATCGTTTACGCTCTCGACGATATTGAGAATACGTTTGCGAATGACGGGGTTTATTTGTCTGCGAGAAAGTATTCGGTAACAGTTATTGACAGCGATCCGGATAGTTCTCTCGTTGGCAAGGTGGCATCTATGCCGACAAGCCGATTCAATCGGCATTACCCGAAAGACAACTTAAATCACGATGTCTTTGAAATATTCTTTTAAGGAGGACAAATTCTATGAAAAAGAAACTCGTTTGGGACAAGA